GGACGGACTGCGCCGGTACAGGGTGCTGTTCGTGGTAGTGCCGCGCAAGAACGGCAAGTCCGCCCTGACGGCGGGCATTGGCCTATACATGTTCTGCGCCGACAACGAGGCGGGCGCCGAAGTCTACTCGGGCGCGACCAACGAGAAGCAGGCCTGGGAAGTCTTCGGACCGGCCCGGCTGATGGCGATGCGGACACCGGCGCTCACAGGCCGCTTCGGGATCGACGTCAACGCCAAGAACCTCTCGATCGTTGCCGACAACTCGAAGTTCGAGACGATCATCGGCGACCCGGGCGACGGTCAGAGCCCGAGCTGCTCGATCCACGACGAGTATCACGAGCACGCCGACGACCGGCAGGTGGACACGATGCAGACCGGCATGGGCGCTCGCGACCAGCCCCTGCAGGTTCTGATCACCACCGCCGGCGACAACCTGGCTGGCCCTTGCTATGCGGCGATCCAGGACGAGAGAAAGAAGCTGGCCGGCATAGGCCATAAGGGCGGCCCGCCGCTCGAGGACGAGACCTTCTTCGTCGAATATACCATCGACGACGACGATGATTGGAAAAGCGAGGCGGCGCTTCGCAAGGCCAACCCGAATTACGGGGTCTCGGTCTCGGCCGACTTCCTGCTCGCCCGGCAGCGAGATGCAATCGCGACGCCGCGCAAGGCGGGGATCTTCAAGACCAAGCACCTCGACCTGTGGGTCGCGGCGAAGGCGGCATACTTCGACGTCGAGGCGTGGCGACGCTGCCAGGATCCGTCGATCCCGGTCAAGGCGACGAATGCGCTGAAGATCGAGGAGCTGCAGGGGCGGCGCTGCATCCTGGGCCTCGACCTCGCGTCGAAGGTCGACATTGCGGCGCTCGAGTACCTGTTTTGTCCGCTTGGAGGCAAGGCGACGAAGGACGATCCCTACATCCGCGTGGGCCGGTACTTCCTGCCAGCGGAAACAATCGAGACGGTCAGCGCCTACCAGGGGTGGGATGCTTTGGGACTGCTCGATGTCACCGAGGGCAACATTATCGATTTCGACGAGATCATCGTCGCGATCGAGGAAGCAGTCGAGCGCTTCCAGGTCGAGCAGGTCGCCTACGACCCGTTCCAGGCGACCATGCTCGTGACCGAGCTGGGCAAGCGCGGTGTGCCGGTCATCGAGTTCCGCCAGACGGTGCTCAACATGAGCGAGCCGATGAAGGAGCTCGACGCGCTGACAAAGTCGTTGGGCATCCGCCATGGCGGGTGCCCGATCATGGAATGGGAGATGGCCAATGTTGTCGCCCAGGTCGACCGGAAGGACAACGTGTTTCCGAACAAGCCTCGCGCCGAGGACAAGATCGACAATCCGGTGGCGCTGATCATGGCGCTGGGCGCGGCCATCGCCGGGGGCGAGGACCCCTCGGTCTACGAGACCCGCGGCGTCAGGATCATCTAGGAGAGCCGATGGGTTTCTGGAACAAGGCGCTCAGCTCCGTCGGCATCATGCCGTCGGGGCAGGCGTCGCAACCGCGCGCATCCTACCAGTCCGCGGGCGGTGGCACCCTGATCGTCACGCCCCAGCAGATCGAGGAAGCGCTGCGCACGGGCAACGTGTCCTCATCCGGTGAGGCAGTCACCGCGACGACCGCGATGCGAGTGGCGGCTGTGTTCGGTTGCATCCGGGTGCGCTGCACCGGCCCGTCGACTCTGCCGATCGACATCAAGCGCAGGGTGGACGAGCGCACCAGAGAAGACGCGAGCGACCATTTCGCATGGCAGCTGATGCGGCGCAGGCCCAACCAGTGGATGAAGCCGCACCAGTTCCGGCGCATGCTGCAGGCCCAGGTGCTGCTTAAGGGCAACGGCTACGCACTGAAGGTGCCGGGCGTTGGCGGACGCATCCAGGCGCTCCTGCCAATGGATCCGGACCGGGTGCATACGCAGCAGCTCGACGACCTGACCATCGTCCACGACTGGACCCGTCGGGACGGCCGAAAGATCCGGCTGCAGCAGGAGGACGTGTTCCACCTTTTCGGCTTGACGCTGGACGGCGTGCGAGGCGTGACCCCGCTGACCTACGCCCGCGAATCTGTCGGGAACGCGCTGGCTATGGACCGGTACCAGGGCAAGGTCCTCGAGAAGGGGGCGCGCGTCAGCGGGACACTCGAAAAGAAGGACGGCGGCCTTTCGGACAAGGCCTACGAACGGCTCAAGACCTCGGTCGAGGAGTTCCGCGCGGGCGGCGACCGGGAGGGCGATTTCCTGATCCTGGAGGAAGGACTGTCCTGGAAGGCAATGTCGCTGACGCTGGCCGACATGCAGTGGATCGAGAGTCAGAAGCTCTCCCGAACCAACATCATGATGTTCTACGGCGTGCCCCCTTTCATGCTCGGCGACACCGAGAAGTCGACCAGCTGGGGCACCGGGATCGAGCAGCAGAAGCAGGGCTTCCTCGCCTTCACGGCCGAGGATGACCTGACGATGTGGGAGGAGAGCATCAACGCCGACATCATCGGCGATGGCGACGTCTTCGCCCGGTTCAATCGCGCAGCCTTTGTGCGAGGCGATATCAAGACCCGGTTCGCCGCCTACACGGCCGGCAGGAACGGGGGATGGTACTCCGTCAATGATATTCGCGGACTCGAAGACATGAACCCGATCGAGGGCGGCGATGACTACGACGCGCCGCTTAATTCGAACGCCGTACCGGCATCAGACAAGGATCCTGCCGATGACCCATCGCGTTAACGCGAAGGCGCGCCCCGAGGCACTGCCGATGCCCGCCGAGCGCAAGGTCTCTGCCTTCGCCCCGGCCACCGTCTACGACCGTTGGGGCGAAGAGGCTGCGGGCATCCGTGCCGTCGCTACGGACGACAACGTGATCACGATGTTCGACGACATTGGCGAGGATTTCTGGACCGGCGGCGGAGTGACCGCGAAGAAGGTCGCCGCCCAGCTGCGTGCGATCGGCGAGCGGCCGGTGGAAGTGCAGATCAATTCGCCCGGCGGCGACATGTTCGAGGGCATCGCGATCTACAACGTGCTGCGCGAGCACCCGCAAGACATCACGGTCAAGATCATGGGCATGGCTGCCTCGGCCGCCTCGCTGATCGCCATGGCCGGCGACCGAATCGAGATCGGCGTCTCCAGCTTCATCATGATCCACAACTGCTGGGTGCTGGCGATGGGCAACCGTCACGATATGCAGGACGTTGCAGACTGGCTGGCGCCCTTCGACAAGGCGATGGCGGATCTCTACGCGCTGCGCACCGGGCTGGGCGATGACGAGATTGCCGCCATGCTCGACGACGAGACCTGGCTGTCGGGCGCGAGCGCGATCGACAAGGGCTTCGCCGACGCCCTGCTGCCCGCGGACCAGATGAAGGTCGACGAGAGCGCCAGGGCGCAGGACCGCAGCATCAATGAGCTGCGCGCCATGGAGTTGACGCTCGTGCGCGCCGGCCATTCGCGCAGCGAGGCGCGGGCACGCATCAACCGAATCAAGACGGAGGGCACGCCGGGCGCTGCCACCGAGCCTGAAACCCCCACGCCGGGCGCTGGGGACACCGAACTGACCGGCGCGCTTGCCGGTCTTCTCAGCACCATCCGCTCATAGGAGCACCATCATGAAGAACACTTCCCGCGCCGCGCTGCTCGCGGCGGGCACCGCTATCGTGCCGACGCCCCGCGCCGTGGCGGCGACGCCGCGCGCCGACACTTCCGATCCGAAGGCGTTGGTCGCGCAGATCCAGGCGGCCTTCGCAGAATTCAAGGAAACGAACGACGCCGCGCTCAAGGGCAAGGCTGATGACGCGGTCGTCTCCGAGAAGCTCGGTGCGATCAACGCCTCGATCACCGACCTGACCTCGGCGCTCGAGACTGCGCAGTCGCAGCTTGCGGCGGCCCAGCTCGGCGGAGCCGGCGACGACGGCCTGACCGCGGAAGCGCGTGAGCACGCCGGCGTGTTCAATACGTGGTTCCGCAAGGGCGATCGCGCCATCGATGCCGATCTGCGCGACCTCGAGGTCAAGGCCAAGCTCACCACCCAGTCCGATCCGGACGGTGGCTACCTGGTGCCCGAGACCATGGAAGCGGGGATCGACCGCGTGCTCGGCACCCACTCGGCGGTGCGCGGGATCAGCCGCGTGATCCAGATCTCCGGCCAGACCTACAAGAAGCTCGTCAACATGGGCGGAGCTTCCTATGGCTGGGTCGGCGAGCAGCAGTCGCGTGGCGAGACCACCACGCCGACGCTGCGCGAGATCGCGATCAACGTCCACGAGATCTATGCGCAGCCGGCTGCCACCCAGACCGCGCTTGACGATTCGGTCTTCGACGTCGAGGCTTGGCTGGCCGAGGAAGTGTCGATCTCGTTCGCCGAGGCCGAAGGCGCTGCCTTCATCAGCGGCGACGGCGTCAACAAGCCGCGCGGCATCCTCAGCTACCCCAAGGTCGCGAACGGATCCTACGCCTGGGGCAAGCTCGGCTTCACCGTCACCGGCCATGCCAGCGCCTTCATCGCGCCGACGAGCTCGGCGAGCCCGGCGGACTGCCTCGTCGATCTCTACTACTCACTGAAGGAAGGCTATCGCAACGGCGCGAGCTGGCTGACTTCGGATGCGGTGCTGGGCACGATCCGCAAGATGAAGGACGGTGACGGCAACTACCTGTGGGCGCCGCCCACCGCGGCTGCCGACGTTCCGACCATCCTGCAGAAGCCGGTCCGGACCGACGACAACATGGAAGCGCTCGCGGCCGACAAGTTCCCGGTGGCCTTCGGCGACTTCCAGCGCGGCTACCTGATCGCCGATCGACAGGGCATCCGCGTGTTGCGCGATCCCTTCACCTCGAAGCCCAACGTGCTGTTCTACACGACCAAGCGTGTCGGCGGCGGCGTGGTCAACTTCGAGGCGATCAAGCTGCTCAAGGTTTCGACCTGATCGGCTGAGCCGCAACCCTTCCCTTTCCCCACCGTCGCTGGCCCTGCCGGCGGCGGCACAGGAGATTTCCCATGAAGAACCTCGACCTCCACAACAAGCTGGAGTTCCGCCGCGCGATCAGCCCGGTTTCCGTCGCTGATAACACCGCCGCTGTCAGCCAGATCATCGATCGCCAGGGCTTTTCCGCCCTCGAGTTCGCGATTGCCACCGGCTCGCTGGCCGATGCCGACGCGACGTTCACCGTCCTGGTCGAACACGGCGACGCCTCGGACCTCACCGGCGGCTCGGCGGTTGGCGACGAAGACCTGCTCGGCACCGAAGCGCTCGCCAGCTTCCAGTTCGACGACGACAACGAAACCCGCAAGATCGGCTATGTCGGCAACAAGCGCTATGTGCGCTTGACGATCACGCCGGCGAACAACGCCAGCGCCGCGGTGATCTGCGCCATCGCCGTCCTGGGCGGCGCTCACGACGCACCGACGGTCTGAGCCAACAGGTGAAAGCCCTCGCGCCGGTCCGGACGGCAGACCCGGTCAATGCGATCCTGTCGACGGCCGACGCGAAGGCACACCTCAAGATCGAGCACAGTGACGAGGATGATCTCGTTGCCGCCTATGTCGCCGCTGCGACAGGCTACCTCGATGGGCCGGATGGTGTCCTCGGCCTCGCGCTGATCGAGCAGACGTGGAGCCAGAGCTTCGATTGCTTTCCCTGCCGCAGGTGGTTTCACCTGGCGTTCGGTCCGCTGCTTCAGGTCGAGGCGATCAGCTATTTTGATCCCGACGGCCAGGAGCAGGAGTTCACCGGATTCCGGGCGGTGAGCGATGCGACCGGGCCGATGGTGATGCTCAACGAGGGGGAGAGCTGGCCGGCGACGGCAGTACGCTCCGATGCTGTCACAGTGGAATGGACCTGCGGGTTCGGCCCGGACGACATCGATCTACCGCAGCCGATCGTGCACGCGGCGCGGCTGCTGATCGGGGACTGGCATCTCAATCGCGAGAACACGAACGTCGGCAACATCACCAGCGAGCTGCCCTTCGCAGTGAAGGCGCTGCTCGCGCCGTTCAGGAAGGTGCGAATCTGATGCCGGCCAAGGGGAGGCTCGACCAGCGGGTCACCATCCAGCGGGCCACGGTAAGCTTGGATGATCACGGTGGCGCGGCCGAGAGCTGGGCGACCTATGTCTCGGCCTGGGCACAGGTGCGCTTCGGCAGCGCCCAGGAACGGCGCAGCGCCGCACAGGAGGCAGCCACGCAAAGTGCGAGCTTCATCGTCCTGGCTAACTCGTTGACCCTTGCCATCACGCCACTCGACCGGATCGCCGGATACCTCGGCGCGAACTGGGACATCGTCAGCGTCGTGCCGGACCGGAGGGCGGGGCAGGTGGAAATCACGGCGGTGCGCAAGGCCGCATAGCAGGAGAAAACCGATGAAGGTCAGGACGCTTCGCCCGCACGAAAACGCGCATGGCGACAGCTTCGGCAAGGATGTGGGCGACGAATACTCGCTGCCCACTGCCGAAGGAAAGATGTTGATCCGCCGCGGGATCGTGGAGTGCGCCGATGAAGAACATGGTCCAGATGAAGGGCTTCCGGAACGTGGAGAAGGTGCTCTCGGAACTACCGAAGGCGACGGGCAAGAACGTCCTGCGTCGGGTCGGAAAGCGCGCACTGGAGCCGATGATGGCGAAGGCGGAGAGCCTGGCGCCGGTTGATCAGGGCGACCTGAAGAAGAGCTTCGCGATCTCGCCGCGGCGGACGCGGCGCGTTCCCAAGCCCGACGATCCGAAGCGGGGCATTGCCATCGCCATGGG